CTTCATTATAGCACTTATGGAGGATTTTTTGTTCATCGGTTAACCTCTTTTGAACCACGCGACTATCGCGTGGTTTTCGTTATACAAAGAAACAAACCGCATAACAATGCGGTTTGTTTTGCTTTTGGTGGAACATGACGCACGGTAAACGAACTCTGCGCCCTCGTCATTGAGGCCGTTTATATCGTCCAAAGTAACTGTGCGATTATCGCCGGAATAATTAAGTGTGAGCAGCGGCGGCCGTCCATCGTCATACACAAAAATGGCGTTGACAAAGGTATCAATCAACCGTTTTTGGCAATCTGGGTTTTTAATATCCATGTTGCGGAATTCATAGAGGAAAAATAGAATGTGATCCCGCGTAAGCCTCCAGGACTGTACAAGCTCTATGTGCGCCAGCTCGGCCTGTATTTCCTCTCGCTGGGCGTCCAGCTCGTCCATACGGGCCTTTGTTGCCGCATTGAATATACCGGCCTCAATGGCTTTCAAAAGGTTAGCCATGGCCTTATCAATCTCGGCCAGCTGCTTTTTTAAGCCCGCTGCAAAGTCATTTTCTTTATTCTGCTCCTCATAATAGGCGAATACGCCATCGGCAATGAAGTTAAGCAGCTCGTCATTGTGGAGTATCTGCGTTATTTTTTCAAGTACACTTTGCTCTATAACTTCCTGCCGGATCGCTTTTTTATCACAGGCCCGCTCCCGTTTCCGTTTTACGCAAATATAATAATTATGCTTTGCTCCGGTTTTACTGGTTCCGCTTTCCCCTATCATTTTTGAGCCACAGTGGCCGCAAAAAAGTTTATCCGTGAGCAAATAGTCTGCCCGGCTCCAGGTGCGCGCTGGAGCTCTTTTATTCACTTTGAGCATTTCCTGCACCTTTGCAAATGTTTCCACATCAACAATGGCCGGCACACCTCCCTCAATTCGTAATTCGTCCTTGTAGGTATAAATGCCTATATATTTCTCGTTTTTCAGCATGGAGTGCAAGCTGTTTTTCGTAAATTTCTTGCCGCGCAACGTCCGGAGGCCGCGGCTGTTGAGCTCGTTTATTATCTCGGTTACGGTTTTGCCCTTAGCGTACCAGTCAAAGATCATACGTACGGTGGGCGCTGTTTCCGGGTCAATGACAAAGCGTTTTGTTTCCGGGTCCGTTTTATATCCGAGAGGGCGGTTGCCGCCGGTGCTCTGGCACTTCTCGGCGCTGGCCCTGTTGCCTCGGCGTATATTCTGGGAAAGCTGCAGGCTGTAATACTCGGCCATGCCCTCGAGCACGCTTTCAAGGATAACTCCCTCCGGGCTGTCCGGTATGCTCTCAGCGACATATACGACACGTACACCATTCTTTTTGCAGCGGTATTTATTAAAGGCTATTTCCTCACGATTGCGGCCAAAGCGATCAATTTTCCACAGTATTATGGTGTCAAATTGCTTTTTGGCCGTGTCCTTTAGCATTTGTTGGAATTGATCCCGGTTGTCGTTTCGGCCGGTCATGGCCCTGTCAATATACTCCCGGATGATTTTTAAGCCGTGCGCCTCCGCATACTTATAGGCCTCAGCCAGCTGCCCCTCAATACTCTGCTCCCCCTGCCTGTGGCTTGAGTATCGGGCATAAACAACCGCAATCTTGCCTTTATTGCTCATGGGACCGTGCGCACACCTTGAAAAACTGATCGGCGCCGATGGGCGGGGAGTATAGAATAAGGGTTCTTTCACCGGCAGATGTGTTGAGCCAAACATTTAAGTGGCCCGGGCCGCTTTTTTGCGTGGTTACTTCTTTAGCCGTGCTTGCGCCGACAATGGCGCCAACACCACCAAAGAGCGCGCCTCCGACTACTGCCCGGCCGAGGCCGCCCTTTTTCTTGGTTATGGTTTGCACTTCGTTTTCAAACCCGCAGCCTGTTACCTCGTCAAAGCTGTATATGACTGTCGGAGCGTCTTTTTCCTTGCCGACATAGAAAAGCCGGTTGTTATCATCCACAATTATGGCGTCACTCATAAGGCTTTTAATAACGCGGGTTTTCGTGAAAGCGGCTTTGCGGCTGTTTTGTTCGCTCCAATACCCTTTTAGCGTGGCTATTGTTTCAGCCATATAGTTAGGGCTTAGCCAGGTGCAGCGGGCGCAGATATAGCCATCTACAACCTGTATTTTGCACTTTTCTTTTGCTCCGCATACGGGGCACTCCTTAACTGCCATAATATCCTCCTTTACCGCTCGGCTTGCGCCGGGCGTTTTTTTTTATTTCAACCATTTACGCCTGTTTTTGATCCAGCTCATCCGCAGGATATTTTTTATATATGTCTTGCGCAGCTAAACCGTACAGCATTGCAATGGCGGCCTCTTGACCCTCCATATTTAGACCGCGTAACAATCGGAGTACGGTGCTTTCATTTGGGGTTAGCTTATTGTCGGCCTCAATTTCAAGCGGGTGAGGCTCGTTAATTAAGCCGAGTAGATAATCTGCGGAAACGTCAAGCATCCGAGCGGCTCCCGCGACAATATCACCCTTAGGGCTGTTTCCGTTTTTGGCCAGCGTGGAAATTGTGGCCTTGGTGCAGCCCATTTTGTCCGCAGCCTCCTGGCTTACCGGCTTTATTCCTTTGCTTTTGCAACACTTCTCATAACGCTCATAAAAAGACATTTGTTTAACCCCTTTCCTGGCCAGCAAGAAAAGAGTTAAAAATTTTTTACTAAACCCCTTGACAAGTTAAAGCAATTTAACTATAATAGAGGCAGAGTTAAATATTTTTAACCGCATTAAAGCTGGCCCCACCCCTCGGGGTGGCGCTAATGGTATTATTTAGTGATTGGCACCCTAATTATACCACAGCAGTTAAAGAAATTCAACTCTTTTCTAAAATTCTTTTCTAAAATATTTTTAACTGAAAGGAGGCTGATTGAATGATCGAAAAGTGGGCGGCTGAGGTTATTGCTCAGCTGCGTATGCTTGGCATCACTCAAAAGGAGTTTGCTAAGAGGTGCGGCTACTCCGAGCCTTATGTGAGCCAGGTGCTGCGTGGCCAGAAAAACACCGACCAGGCAAAAAACACTATAATGAGCACTTTGAGCAAGCTGAAAGAGGAGGCCGCACACTTATGACGCCTGCCAAAATACATACTGAGCAGATGGACCTCATAACAAAGCGGCTGCTGTTTAGCACATTCCTTGATGCTGTACAAGCCTTTTACCAGGAGCCCGAAAACAGGCGCCGCTTTGAGGAATGGCAAAAGAGGAGGTGCAGCAATGACGCAGCGACAACGCCGGCGCCTTAGAAAGTGCCTCGCCTGGTTGGTGTTAATTAGCATAGTGGCTTTTATATTCGGATGCGGCACCTTGTTTGGTTGGCACCTCGGCACGGTGCATAACAAAAATGTGGAGGACAAGCTCCCTGTGCCAGTAACCAAACAAGTGGCCCCGTCCATTACCCTTGAAACTGTTTCATACATACCGGAGCCCGAGCCAGAGCCGGAATATTTGCTGATTGATAGCATCCCGTTAAGTTATGATCTGCAGGTACTCATGCAAAAACTCTGTGAACAGTACAACGTGCCCTATGCTCTTGCTCTGGCCGTAGCCGAAAAGGAAAGCCGCTTTGATCCAAAGGCATCAAGCAAAACAGGCGATTATGGCCTAATGCAGATTAACAAGATCAATTTTGAATGGCTGCTGGCAAAAGGCATTGACCCGCTCACGCCGGAGGGGAACGTGGAGGCAGGCGTGCTAATGCTTGCGGAGCGCTTGGACAAGTACGGCGATATTGAACTCGCACTCATGGCCTATAACTGCGGTAATACTGGAGCCAAAAGGCTGTGGGACGCCGGCATATACAGCACAGCCTATTCCAGATCTGTTATGGCGTTGTACAAGCAGTGGCTGGAGGTGCTGTAATGCCTTATTACCACACTTGCCCGGATTGCGGGGCCAATTTAGACCCCGGCGAAAAATGCGACTGTAAAAATTTTTATAACAAGGAGGAATACTCAAATGCTCGAAATGACCATCACGATCAATGCGGCCGAGCTTGCCGCTGCGATCAACAACCTTGCTGCGGCTCTCGCAGCCAAAAAGACTGACATACCCGCACCAAACCCTACACCAGCAGCACAGCCGGTTTTTACGCCCCCGACTGCTGCACCGACTGCCCCTTTGGCCCCGACACAGCCGAGTACAGCCCAACCCGCTGCAACACCTGCGGCTAAACCGGCAAAAACAGCGGTCCCGACCGCCGCCCCGCAATACACACTTGAAATGATTGCAACGGCTGGTGCTTCACTGGTAGACGCCGGCAAGATGGATGCGCTTTGCGGCTTACTTGCAAAATACGGGATTGACAGCATAGTGAAACTGGATCCCTCGCAGTACGGAGTATTTGCGTCTGAGCTTAGAGCTCTCGGTGCGCAGATATAAGGGGGGGGATAGTATGGCAACCCCCGAAAAACACGCGCTGTTGTCGGCGTCCTCAGCCTCTCGCTGGCTGGTATGCACAGCCGCTCCGCGTTTTGAGGAGCAATTCCCGGAAAATTCCTCGGAATATGCCGAGGAGGGCCGCCTGGCACACAGTATTTGTGAGCTCAAATTGCTCAAAAAGTTTACGGTTATGAACAACCGAACCTTCACCTCTCGTTACAACAAGCTGAAAAGTGATCCGCTTTATACAGACGAGATGGACAAGACCTCAGACATCTACATAGAGCACTTGACAGAAAAGGCTATGACCTATGATCGGCCGCCGGCTGTTTCTGCAGAGGTAAAGGTGGATTTCTCGGACTATGTGCCAGAGGGCTTTGGGACTTGCGACTGCATTATGATCGGCGGTGATACCCTTGACATAACCGACTACAAACACGGTAAAGGCGTGCCGGTATCGGCCGAGGGCAACGCGCAAATGAGGCTGTACGCGCTTGGTGCATTAAAGCGTTACCGCCCTGTTTACGGCGACACAATAAAACGTGTGCGCTTGACGATATGCCAGCCACGCATACAGGACGAGCCCAGCACCGAGGAGCTGACCACCGAGGAATTAATCGCATGGGGTAACAGCATAAAGCCGGCCGCGCAAAAGGCCTATATGGGCCTCGGTGAATACGTACCGGGTGAGCATTGCCGCTTTTGCCGTGGTAAGGCACAATGCAAAGCCCGCGCTCAAAAGAACATGGCCCTTGAGGAATTCAAAGACTGCGTGCCAGAAAACGGTCCAAAGCCGCCCATGTTTGGCCAGGGTGTCCTAACGGATGACGAGATCGGAGATCTGCTGGCCAGAGGTAAAGACCTGGTGCAATGGTACAAAGACCTTGAGGAATATGCGCTCCAGGCTATTTTGGATGGCAAGACCATACCGGGTTGGAAAGCTGTTGCTGGCCGCAGTAACCGGACATGGACGGACCAGGATGCAGCTATCGCGGCGGTACTCGCTGCCGGCTATGACGAGGCACTTGTCTATGAGCGCAAACCTAAGACGCTCACCGAGCTTGAAAAGCTCATGGGTAAAGCAGAGTTTGCTGAAAAACTCGGCAGCTATGTTATCAAGCCGCCCGGAAAGCCCACTCTTGTACCGATAACGGACAAGCGCGAGCCGTATAACCCTGCTGCAGCTGATTTTGCCGAGGTGGCCAATAATGCGTGAGTATATTACTGTCCTGGTTGATCGCTGCACTATGCAGATCATTCTGGAGCCGTTTTTCGCCAACTGCACACTTGCCAAAGCTAAAAAGCTATTTGGGTATATCTTTCAAGAGCCTTGGCGCAACGAGGAAACCATAAACACGTTGCTTGAATTTTTGCCCGAAAAGGAAAACGAGGCAAACCGGCGTTGGGGACAAGCCAGTGCAGATTACCAGAACGGTTACAAGGACACCAAATTTTTATACGGCCTCACTCCCGAGGAAAAACGAAAAATAGAGCGGCAAAACAAGCTGCTGCTCAATGCGGTTAAAACCTGCAAAGCAGAATATGAAAGGCGCAAAAAGATCCATAGTCTTTTTGCCACTATTAAAAGCAAACAGTGAAACTAAGGAAATTTAATGAATTAAAAGGAGATTAAGTGATTATGTATCAGAACATTCCTACCAAAGTATTAACCGGCGAGGTTCGCCTTTCCTATGTAAATCTTACGGCGCCGAGAGCGTCACAGCCCGGAGCTGAGCCAAAATACAGCGTTACGCTGCTTATTCCTAAGTCTGACACCGCTACCAAAGCCGACATTGACAACTCAATTAAGGCCGCCTATGAGGACGGCGTGCAGAAAAAGTGGAAAGGTGCGCGTCCCCAGCTCAAAACCATTGTGCATGATGGTGACGGCCTTCGCCCATCCGGCCTGCCTTTCGGTGACGAGTGCAAAGGGTGCTGGGTGCTGACCGCCTCCACCAAAAACAAGCCGCAGGTGGTTGGCATTGACAACATTAACTGCGAGCTTTCCCCCGCTGACATTTACAGCGGTATGTATGCTCGCGTGACCATTAACTTTTTTGCTTTCGATACTGCCGGCAACAAGGGTGTGGGTTGTGGCCTCGGTAACGTTCTCAAGACCCGTGACGGTGAGCCGCTGTCCGGTGGTGCATCAGCCGCAACCGACTTTGAGGGCATTGCTGCTCCTAATCACGGATATGCACAACAGCCCTATTACCCGCCTCAGCCGCAGGCACCCGCTTACGGATATGCACAACAGCCTGCAGCTCCTCAGACGCAGGGCGTGAGAATAAACCCCATCACCGGCCAGCCAATGTAAACATGAAAGGAGGTAAAGAGCAGTGCATCATTTAAGCATAGACCTTGAAACATATTCAAGCGTGCCGCTTGCAAAAGCCGGCGCCCAAAAGTACATAATGAGCCCCGACTTTGAGATCCTGCTCTTTGCCTATTCCCTGGACGGTGGCCCGGTTACGTGTATTGACCTTGCGCAAGGTGAAATACTGCCTCAATGGCTGTTAGACGCCATTACTTCCCCGGACTATATAAAGCACGCCTATAACGCACCGTTTGAGTGGGGCTGCTTGTCAAAATACCTTGGCAGGCAGCTCCCTCCGGAGCAATGGCGCTGCACCATGTTCCACGGTTTGTATGCCGGCTATACGGCCGGCCTGGACGTCACAGGGCGCGCTTTAGGCCTGCCGGAGGATAAGCGTAAGCTGAATACCGGTAAAGCTCTTATACGTTATTTCTGCGTGCCTTGCGCCCCTACAAAGGCCAACGGCGGCCGCACAAGAAACCTGCCTCGACATGATCCGGATAAGTGGGCCCTTTTCAAAGAGTATTGCTGCCAGGATGTTGTAACCGAGATGGAAATTGAGCGGCGCTTGTCTGCAGTACCGGTGCCGGACTTCGTGCAAAAGGAGTGGGAAACGGATCTCATTATCAATGCCAGAGGCGTGGCGGTAGATATGGACCTTGTAAACGGCGCTCTTGAGATTGGTGCCACCGTGCGTAATAACCTTATGGAGGAGGCCATGCGAATATCCGGCCTCAACAATCCAAACAGCGTGCGCCAGCTCTCAGCATGGCTTGAGGAGGAAACCGGCGAGGAAATAAGCGCCTTGCGTAAGGACACCGTGGCTAAAATGCTTGAGAGGGACGACAACAGCCCACAGGTGCAGCGTATGCTTGAGATCCGACAAGAGCTTGGCAAGACGAGCACCAAAAAATATGACGCCATAGAGGCTGCTGTTTGTGCAGACGGCCGGGTGCGGGGGCTCTTACAGATTTACGGCGCCAACCGCACCGGCAGATGGGCTGGGCGCCTGGTACAGGTACAAAATTTACCACGTACTTATACAGAGCCGTTGGAGCTCGCCAGGGACCTTGTAAAAGCCCGCAATATAAATGCCCTTAAAGTTATATACGGCAGCGTACCGGACACGCTCAGCCAGCTCATACGCACCGCTTTTATTGCTCCTCCGGGGCACATTCTCATTGACGCGGATTTTTCGGCCATTGAGGCCCGCGTAATATCCTGGCTCGCCGGCGAGGAGTGGCGCCTTGAGGTGTTTAGGACCCACGGCAAAATATATGAGGCCTCTGCCTCGCAAATGTTTGGCGTGCCGCTGGAGCTTATCAAAAAAGGCAACCCGGAGTATGCGCTGCGCCAAAAAGGCAAGGTTGCGGAGCTGGCCCTTGGCTACCAGGGCAGCACCGGAGCGCTGATCGCAATGGGCGCGCTTGATATGGGCCTAAGCGAGGATGAGCTCCCGGACATTGTAAACCGGTGGCGTGACGCCAACAAACGCATACGGGATCTGTGGTACAAAATGGACGCTGCAGCTGTCCAGGTTATTACGCAAGGTGGCAGCGTGGGCGTGAACAATGTGCTACTTTCGCATGAATTTAATTACAGCCAGGGCACAGACTACATGACCATTACATTACCCTCCGGGCGCAAACTATTCTACATTGAGCCGCGTATCGGTCAAAACCAATGGGGCAACCCCTCAATATCTTACATGGGTATGGACCAGACCACAAAAAAGTGGAAACGCATTGAAACCTACGGCGGTAAGCTCGTGGAAAATTGCGTGCAGGCCATTGCTCGTGACTGCCTGGCGCAGGCCATAGAACGCCTGGAGGCCGCAGGCTTGCCGGTGGTGTTTCATGTGCATGACGAGGTTGTTATTGACTGCGACCCCAACACTGCGACCCTGGAGGACGTTGTAAATATTATGGCTCAGCCCATACCATGGGCGCAGGATCTGCCCCTCGGGGCCGATGGCTGGGTGGGTACGTTCTTTAAGAAAGATTAAGGAGGCACGGCAAGGATGATACCCTTTCCAGATGGAAAATTCAGCGTGATATACGCGGATCCGCCTTGGCGGTATCAAGATAAAGGTTGTAACGGCAATGCTGCGGACCACTACCCCACAATGAGCGTGGAGGAAATATGCGCGCTACCAGTGCAGGAGCTGGCAGCTGATGATTGCGTACTCTTTATGTGGGCCACTTACCCCATGCTCAAAGAGGCCTTAAAAGTTATAGAGGCATGGGGCTTTAAGTACAAGAGCATTGCCTTTCAGTGGATAAAACAAAACCGCAGCGGTAACGGTTACTTTTTTGGCCTTGGCCGTTGGACCAGGGGCAATACGGAACCATGCCTCTTAGCCGTAAAAGGTAAACCGCGCCGCAAAAGCGCAAGCGTGAGCCAGCTTGTATTTTCACCATTGCGCGATCACTCCCAAAAGCCGGATGTTGTCCGCGACAAGATCATGGAGCTCATGGGGGGGATAACTCTTACATAGAGCTTTTTGCAAGGAATACAGCACCGGGCTGGACCGCCTGGGGAAACGAGGTGCATAAATATGAGGGTAAACAACTTTGATGGTGGTTTACAAAAATAAGCATAAAAAATTATACAACATTTCAAACAACTTTCATGGTGGTTAAGAAATAAGGAGGTTCAAGATGATAGATTTATTACTTGGTGGAAGTCCATGCCAGGGATTCAGTTTTGCAGGCAAACAATTAAATTTCTTTGACCCACGAAGCAAATTGTTTTTCGACTATGTAAAAGCATTGGAGATATTAAAGCCAAAGTATTTCTTACTTGAAAATGTAAAGATGAAGAAGGAATACGAAGATGTAATTACACAGCATTTAGGTGTAAAGCCAATAGAAATCAATTCTGCTTTGGTATCTGCACAGAATAGAAAAAGGCTTTATTGGACTAATATTCCTGGAGTTACTCAACCAGAAGATAAAGGAATAATGCTTAAAGATATAGTTCATGAAAATGTTGATTTTAAAACATGTTTATACAGCCGAAAAACTGAATTAGGCAAAGAAATTGATAAATCCACTGCATTATGTGCTTCTGACTTTAGAGGTTTGAATAGAAATCAAAACCAAACGAGTGTAGTAGTGGAATTAGCCGAATATATAGTTCCGTTCGATAAAACGCTTCTGATATTAGATAAAGAAATTGAAAATGGCAAAGTAGGCTATTTTAAAACCGATAGTCAGGCAAATAGAGTATATTACATACATGGTAAAGCAGTTACATTATGTGGTGAGGCTGGTGGTGGAGCGGCTAAGATGGGGCAATACTTGTTTGGTTGCATTACCCCAGATAGAGTCAATAAACGCCAAAATGGTCAAAGGTTTAACGATGGTAATAAGTTCTATACTTTAACAGCACAAGATAGACATAGAGTGTTAGTTGAAGGATATATAAGAAGACTTACCCCAATTGAATGTGAAAGACTTCAAACTTTACCAGATAACTATACTGCCATAGGGGTTATTGACGGAAAAGAAGTACCAATATCTAATACACAAAGATATAAAATGCTTGGCAATGGCTGGACTGTAGATGTAATAGCCCATATATTATCATTCATTCCAGAAACTTATTTACATACTGTTGTAAGTCTATTTGATGGTATCTCTTGTGGTCAAGTTGCACTTGAAAGAGCAGGAAAGGTTTACAACCAATATTACGCATCAGAAATTGATAAATACGCTATTGCAGTTACTCAAAAGAATTATCCCCACACTATGCAATTAGGTGATGTAACTAAGGTTGATTGGAATACGTTCCTTGATAGGCTCGATTTAATTCAAAAGGTTTCATAAGGTGTTACAATGCGAAAATCTTTCAAAATTACTTGAAATTTTAAAAAATCATTTTCTATCATCTGCACGATTCAGAAGTGTATGTCAACCACATTACATAGCAAAAAAAGAGATGATTGAAATTAATGAACAAACCACTACGAAAGTTAATTACCCAAATATGAACAAGCAGCACGCAAAGGCTGACGCCGGAAAGCCACGCCTCAGCCTCGTGCCGACCGATATAATAACGGCTATTGCCAGAGTGCGGGAATACGGCAACGCAAAATATGGCGATCCGGATAATTGGAAACAGGTTGAGCCAGAAAGGTATAGGGATGCCGCCTTTCGGCACCTGCTCGCATACATTAAGGATCCCAGCAGTAAAGACGAGGAAAGCGGGCTGCCGCACCTGTGGCACCTGGCCTGCAACGTGGCATTTTTAATAGCTATGGAGGTGCAAAACGATGGCAAAAGTTAAGTTATACATAGCCGGCAAGATTACCGGCGATCCAGAATATAAAGCCAAATTTGATGCGGCACAGAGAGAGTATGAAAAACAGGGTTATACCGTGCTCAATCCCTCCTGGATGCCGCAGGGCTTACAGCCAGCAGACTATATGCGTATGTGCTTTGCAATGATTGACACCGCGGATGTTGTGGCTTTCCTGCCTGGCTTTAGTCAGAGCCCGGGTGCCAGGCTTGAGGCTGAATACTGCTTTTATGTTGATAAAAACACCATAATGCCGGACGGTGAAAGTTTAGAGGGAGGTGTTCCAGTATGATTGAAAGGTACGATGGCTATTATACGCCGTTTTGTGACGGCTGCTGTGTAGAACTTCCAGAGCAAGATACCTTTGAGGATGCTGTGGCATCTATAAGGCGCAACGGTTGGGTAACTGTCAAGGACGAATACGGCGACTGGCTCAATTTCTGCCCCGAATGTGCAGAGCACTATGCTACTAAGATAACAAGCGCCACACAGGACTTTGTCGGAATAGGAGGCTCAAAATGACACGTTATAGGTGCCGCGCTTGCGGCCGAGATCAATACACCACCCGAACTGACGCAGAAAACGAGCCCTGCATTTACTGCGGGGAGCCGGCAATCGAAAAGATGATCAATTTGTTGAGCGGCTGCGTGTGCTGCGGCAGTGAAATACCGGAGGGCAGGCAGGTTTGCCCCAAATGCGAAAGTGAGGCAAAAGACATGAAAAACCCCTATTTCAACAGTGAGGGTTATGCGGACCCCACAGCTTATGAGGCACTAAAGCCTATTGTGCAGGCAGACGCCGCCCTTGAGGGTAAATTGAACTTTTTAATTAAGGTTATAAAGTTTATTGCCAATGAGGCCGGGTTTGATATTACAAACCGCATTGAGCTGCGGGACAGGAAAACCGGCAGGCTTTTCAAATAGATTAAGCCCCTCCCTGGGCGGTAAGGAGCGCTATGCCTATGCAATATGATAGAAAAATAACCATTTCTGCCGGTGCCAGCCGCCGTGCCACATTGTGGACCGCACAAACGCTGCTTGTGTCGGAGTTATGGGACAAATTGAAAATACCCGCGAGAGGCACGGAAACTCTCACGGAATATATGAACCTTAAAAAGGCTCAACAGGACGAATTAAAGGATATTGGCGGCTTTATGGGCGGTACTCTGAACGGTCCGCGGCGTAAAGCTAACAATGTAACCGGACGTGATTTAATAACCCTTGACCTTGACAATATACCGGCCGGCGGCACTGAGGACATCCTCCGGCGCGTGGATGCCCTGGGCTGCGGGTATTGCGTTTACAGCACACGTAAGCACCAGCCAGCGGCACCGCGTCTGCGCGTGCTATTCCCTCTCGATCGGACCGTCACCGCGGACGAATACGAGCCTTGCGCGCGCCGCATGGCCGACTATATCGGCCTTGAATTTGCGGATCCCACGACCTTTGAAGTGAGCCGCTTAATGTACTGGCCCAGCTGCTGCAAAGACAGTCAGTATGTTTACATTTACGCAGACAAGCCTTTTGTTTCGGCTGACGGCTTGCTCGCTACATATTCAGACTGGCACGATGTGACCCAGTGGCCCGCAATTCCCGGCCAGCAGACATTTACAAAGCTGGCGGTAAAACAAGGCGATCCGGAGGGCAAAAACGGCGTTGTGGGTGCGTTCTGCCGCACCTATGACATATACCGTGCCATTGATGAATTGCTCCCCGGTATTTATGAGCCGGTTGACACAATGCCAGGCAGATATACATACCTTGGAGGCTCTACCACCGGCGGTGCTGTCGTTTATGATAACGGCAAATTTTTGTACAGCCACCACGCAACGGATCCATGCAGCGGCAAACTTGTAAATTCTTTTGATCTCGTGCGCCTGCACAAATTTAGTGACAAGGACGATGAGGCACAGCAAGGCACACCAACCAACCGCCTGCCCTCTTATACGGCCATGTGTGAGTATGCGGTCAGCCTGCCGGCAGTGGCCGCCCTAATGAACCAGGAGCGCTATTCAGAGGCCATTAAGGAATTTGAGGGCGTGGGCGCAGATAATCTGGACGATCCGGCAAACTGGATGGCCCTGCTTGCTAAAAATGAACAGACGGGCGCCATAAAGGCCACCATAGACAACGTGCGCATTATCCTGGAGCATGACCCCCTGCTCAAGGGTAAGTTTGCGCTTAACCGCTTTGCGGGCCGCGGTGAGGTTTTGGGTCCATTGCCATGGGACAGCAGGGACCAACGCCGGCTGTGGGACGATAACGACAACAGCGGCCTCTACTGGTACCTTGAAAAGGTTTATAAGATAACCGGTAACGGCAAAATTGATGCCGCTCTTTCCCTCCACTCAAACACACACTCCTTTAATGAGGTGCAGGACTACCTCAAGGGGCTGCAGGGCAAATGGGATAAGGTGCCGCGCCTTGATACCCTGTTTATTGATTACCTGGGCGCAAAGGACACGGCCTATAACCGTGCTATTACCCGCAAGGCCTTTACAGCGGCCGTGGCCAGAGCTATGACGCCGGGGTGCAAGTATGACAATATGGTGATTTTGTCCGGCCCCCAGGGCATAGGAAAAAGCACCCTTTTGGATAAAATGAGTCGAGGCTGGTTTAATGACAGCATCCGCACATTTGAGGGCAAAGAGGCCTCGGAGCTGTTGCAGGGCGTGTGGATGGTGGAAGTGTCCGAGCTGGACGCTTTCCGGCGCACGGACGTTGCCCGCATTAAACAGTTTTTGAGCCTCCGGGCCGATCGTTTTCGCGCGGCCTACGGCCGAAACGTCAAAGAGCTGCCCCGCTCATGTGTATTTTTCGGCACAACCAACACCTCAGACTTTCTGCAGGACACCACCGGTAACCGCCGCTTTTGGCCAATAGACGTTGGCGAGCAACGCCGTACAAAAAGCGTATGGCGCGACCTTGACGCCGAAATTGATCAGATCTGGGCCGAGGCAGTTATGCGCTGGCAGTGCGGCGAGCCGCTATACCTCAGCGGAGCGATCGAGGAGGACGCAAAAATTAAACAAGAGGAGCACCGTGAGGCATCCAGCCGGGAGGGTGTTGTGCGTGAATTCCTGGAGCGCAAAGTGCCGGACGATTGGAATAAATGGCCGCTTGATAAGCGCCGTATGTTCTGGGCCGGCGCTGTGCAGGGCGATATACGCCTTGTGGAGCGGGATCGCGTATGCGCGCTTGAGGTATGGTGTGAGGCGCTGGGCGGTCAAATAAAGGAAATGAAAAACGCGGACACCCGAGAGATCAACGCAATTATTGCAGCAACACCAGGGTGGGAAAAATCCACGAGCACCTTGTATTTTGGGCCTCATGGAACGCAGCGCGGATTTATCCGTTCTAACATTTCCATCTAACATTTAATTTTCGGTGTAAAAATGTTAGATTTCGTTTTCTAACATTTTTACACGAAAAACAGGGTTTTGTTAGAATGTTAGAAACTTTGTTTAACCGAAAAACCGCATAAAATAAGGCTTTTTTAGATTTTCTAACATTCTAACATTTATTATTATTAACTACTACAAAATAGAGAATTAGAGAGTAAAAATACTCTCAAACCGCCTGCGTGGCGCACATACGCGCGTACGCGCGCGAGAAAATGTTAGGAGGCTTAAAATGCTTGAAAAAGAGATTGAGCGCCGTCTGGTGCAAATGGTAAAACAGCGCGGCGGCCTATGCTATAAATTTGTAAGCCCCGCAAACCCTGGTGTGCCGGATAGGATCATAATCACGCCAACCGGTCACGTGATATTTGTTGAATTGAAAACCGAAATTGGACGCCTTGCGAAAATTCAGCAATGGCAAGTAAGCGAAATGCGGAAACGTGGGGCCGATGTTCGGGTTGTTAAAGGGTGGCCTGCTGTCAAGGCCTTAATTGAGGAGGTTATGCCGGATGGAATACAAGCCACATAATTACCAGGTGTATTGCATACAGCGGATTGTAAACGATCCCGCGGTTGGCTTGTTCCTCCGGCCGGGCCTTGGCAAGACCTCAATAACGCTGTCCGCGATCAATATTCTGCGGTACTTCAAATGGAGTATACACAAGGCTTTGGTTGTGGCACCTAAAAAGGTTGCTGAGGGTACATGGAGCAAGGAGGCCTCAAAGTGGGATCACTTAAAGCACCTCCGTGTTGTTACGGTCCTTGGGACGCAGACACAGCGTATAAGAGCGCTTAACACGCCGGCAGACGTGTATGTTATCAATCGCGACAATATACCCTGGCTGGTTGACTACTATAAACAGGCCTGGCCGTTTGACATGGTGGTGCTGGACGAAAGCACCAGCTTTAAGAACGGTAGGAGTAAGCGCTTTAAGGCAATGAAACTGGTACGCCGGTTTTGCAAAAAGGTTGTCCTGCTTACCGGCACGCCGTCCTCCCAGGGGCTTGAGAACCTTTGGGCGCAGGTGTATTTGCTTGACGAGGGCCAGCGGCTTGGCAAGACCCTTACGCAGTACCGGCAAATGTATTTTGAGCCGGACAAGCGTAACGCCACACAGATATGGAGTTATAAACCAAAGCAACACGCCGAGGAGGCCGTGCTTAATGCCATAAGTGATATATGCCTCACAATGAAAGCGGAGGACTACTTGGAATTACCGGACTGCATAGATCATGAGATCCCGGTTATGTTGGACGATAAAACCCTCAAGGCCTATAACCAATTTGAGCGGGATCTGCTGCTTGAAGTGGACGAGGGCGTTATTACGGCTGCCGCGGCGGGCGTGCTTACCAACAAGCTGCTACAATTTTGCAGTGGGGCGATCTATGACGATACCCGGCAGGTTATACATATACACGATTGCAAGCTGGATGCCTACATGGAGCTTTTGGAGCAGATAAGCGGCGAGCCGTGCATTACTTTTTACGGCTTTCAACACGATCGTGATCGGATCCTTGCCGCTCTTTCCAAAACGCCGTTGCGGGTCCGCGTATACAAGGACACAAAAGATGAGGACGATTGGAACGCCGGCAGCATTGACGTGTTGCTTGTACACCCGTCCAGCTGCGCCTACGGCCTTAACCTGCAGGCCGGCGGCCGGCACATTATCTGGTTTACGCCAAATTGGAGCTTTGAGCTTAACGACCAGGGCAGGTGCCGGCTGTGGCGGCAGGGCTCCCCTTACGACAAAATTTATAATCATTTCCTTGTGGTACAGGGCTGCGTGGATGAGGATGTCATGGCCGCCATAAAAGAGCGGGCAAATACGCATGAAACCGTTATGAACGTACTTAAGGCGAGAATTAAAAAAGCAAAGGAGGCGGCGGTATGACCCTTAAAGAGCTATCGCAGTTATATTATCTCAATCGGGAGATCGAGATGAACCAGGAGCGGCTGGCAAAACTTGATTACGAGATTAAAGCGGACGAGGAGCAACTCCAGTATCTTGAATTAAAGGCGGCCTCCCCGTCCTCACCGAGCTATGACGGTATGCCGAAAAGCCCCAGCTATGAAAATCGGCTTGAAAGCACTGTTGCGCGGATCATTGAGCTGCAGGAGCACATTAAGCGTAAAAAGGCTTTGCGGTCCGATTGCGCTATGATGATACAGGCAAAGCAAATATTGTGTTTAGCCGAGCGCAACAAGCTGGAGCGATACATAGCGGACTTGCCGACACCGTTATTGCGTATGATCTTCACTTACCGTTTTGTAAACGGCTTAACCTGGGATCAAGTATCGGAGTGCATAGGCGTGAAAACCACTCCGGACAGCGTCAAAAAAATGTGCTATCGGTATTTATCGAACGAAAAATAAAAAATGTCCCGGATGTCCTCGACTTCTATTGAGATTTATGTTTTAATTAAGCTGCGGGTATTGACCAAACGGCAGTGCCTCCTTGTTATAAGCAGCGGCAGGGGCTTTGTGCCCCTCCGACTGCTTTTTATTATGCATGAAAAGAAAGCGAGGTGATACCATGACCGACAAGCAACAGAGGTTTGCGGATGAATATTTGATTGACTGCAACGCCACAAGAGCATATAAAGTGGCATACCCGAACGTCAAAAAAGATACGGTTGCGGCTGCAGCTGCAGCGCGTCTGTTAAGGAATGTTAAGGTTGCAGCCTACATTGAGGAAAAGCTGGCTGAAATTAGCAGCCACAAGACCGCCACGGCGCAGGAGGTTATGGAGTATCTCACCTCGGTTATGCGCGGACAATCGGAGGCCGAAATTGTTGTGATCGAGGGCTCCGGGGATGGCTATTCTGAGGCTAAAAAGATCATGAAAGCGCCCGATGAAAAAGAGCGGCTTAAAGCGGCCGAGCTCCTCGGCAAGCGCTTTGGACTGTTCACCGATAAGGTAAACCTTGAGGGCAGCACAAAGGTTGTGATTGTGGATGATCTTGACGGGTAACAGCCTCCAGCTTAAAATGTCTGATTTTGTAGGCAGCGGTTATGAGGAGTTTTGGAGGTTCAAAGGGCGTTACCGTGTTGTTAAAGGTTCACGTGCCTCAAAGAAAAGTAAAACGGCTGCGCTTTGGTTTATAAGCAATCTGAGCAAGGAAAAATACAGCAAGGCTAATTTGCTTGTTGTGCGTAAAACCTTTAGGACCATCAAAGACAGCTGCTTTACAGAGCTTAAATGGGCCATAAACCGCCTGGGCTTACAGCATATCTGGATCCCGAAAGAAAGCCCGCTTGAAATTGAGAACATAGTCACCGGCCAAAAAATTTATTTTCGCGGCCTGGACGATCCGCTAAAAGTTACGTTTATCACGGTTGACGTTGGTGTGCTATGCTGGCTGTGGATTGAG